CGCCGCGATGCCGTCGATATGTACGCAGACGGGGGTGTTCATGGAGAGGATGGCCGAAACGATGCTCATGCCCTGGAAGACGTTGCCGCCCGGAGAGTTCATCCGGATATGAATCATATCGAAGTCGCCCCGGTCGAGCGACGCGAGCTCCTGGGCGAAATAGTCGCCGTCCACCCGCGGGCCGATTGCGCCATAAAGCCGCATTACGGCTTCCCGCGGTGTTTCGTTTACGGAATCTATGTACGTTTTTTCCATCGTCGTCAAAAAGCAGCGGCTTAGCCAAGGTAGCAATCACTGCTGCGCGATCTTATCGCTCAGAGCCGACCGTTGCTACTCGGCCCCGGCTCTGTCTGTCCGTCCATAATAAGACTTTGTAGCGGAAGGGGGATTCGAACCCCCGACCTTCAGATAATGAGTCTGACGAGCTGGCCTCTGCTCCATTCCGCGATTCATGGTGCAAATATCGCCCGGGTAAACTCGCGTAACAAATAGAGTGTAAATAATTTACACTCTATTTTTATTCGGCGGGCGAATGCCCCAATTTTGCACCGTACAAACCGCCCGGAAGGGCTGAATAGAATCGCTGTGAATGGCTAAAACGACCAAAAAGCCGAGGACGAAGCGAGAGCTCGACGTTCTCCGGGATTATGCGTGCCGTCTGTTTCTGAGCGGCGAAACGCAGCGGGTAATCGCCGCGAAAACCGGACTGACGGAGGCCACCGTCAGCAGGTGGGCCAGGGAGGAGAACTGGGACGCCCGGCGCCGGGAGCAGAACTCCTCGTCGGCCGCCCTGGTCAATTCACTGATGTTGGCAGCGAAGAAGATTTCCGAGCTGATCATCACCAAGCTGAACAAGGGCGAAACGGACGACATCGACGGCATTACCAAACTGTCGGACAACATCGCCAAGGTCATGGCCTCGGCAAAGCGCATCGCAAAGGGCATCACCAAGGACGAGATCATCGACGTAATCATCGATTTGGAGCAATGGATGATGCAGCGGGCCGAGACCGACGAGGAGCTGACGCCCGAACTGCTCACGACCATAAACAGCCTGCACAAGAAGTATATCGAATACATTTCCGCACAGGAGGCGTAACGAATGGCATCCGTCAGCAGAAAATACAAGGAGGCGCAGGAACGCTGGATTCAGCATTGCCACGACATCGAACGATCAACGGCCAAGATTCCGAAGGGAACGGAGCAGGAGCGAAAGGACCGCATCGCCCGTGCGCGAAAGGATTACAGGTATTTTGTCCGCACCTATTTTCCCCACCTTGCGACGACCGAGTGCGCGGACTTCCAGGTCGATGCCGCGGTTTACATGCGGGACCATGAAAACGCCCGCGGCCTGTTCGAGTGGGCGCGCGGGCACGCCAAGTCCACGCATATTTCGCTCTTGCAGCCGCTCTGGCTGAAGATCCAGCCCAACGCGCAGCCGTTGATCATGATTCTGGTGTCGAAAAGCCAGGAAGCCGCCCGGCGCCTGCTGGGCGACTTGCAGGCGGAGCTGGAGTCCAACGACCTCTATAATGCAGATTTCGGCAATCAACGGGGAGCGGGAATATGGACGAACGGCGAGTTCACGACGGCCACAGGCGATCTGTTCATCGCGCTGGGACGCGGACAGTCGCCGCGAGGCATCAAGAAGCGCGGGCTGCGGCCCAATTATATCGCGGTGGACGACATCGACGACGACGAGCTGGTGCGCAATCCCCGGCGCGTGGGCGAAGCGGTGGACTGGCTGCTGACGGCCCTGCTCGGAACGATGGCGATGGGGCGCGGACGCCTGGCCGTCGTAGGCAACCGGATCGGCCGCACGTCGGTCATCGGCACCCTGGCGGATAATCCGCATTTCCACCATACCGTCGTCAATGCGCTCGACAGAAAGGGCCTTCCGTCCTGGCCGCAGAACTACACGCTGCGGGAGATCGCCGAAATGCGCGGCATCATGGGCGAGCGGCGTTTCCAGCGCGAATACATGAACAACCCCGTCAATGCGGGAACCGTTTTCGAGGAGAAGCACATCCGCTTCGGAAAGATGCTGCGCATGCGGGAATACCGCGCAATCGTCTGCTACACCGACCCTTCGTTCAAGGCGTCGGCGACGGCCGACTTCAAGGCGACGATGCTCGTCGGCATCACGCCCCAGGGCAAATACCACGTGCTGAAAGCCTATGCCGACCAGACGAAGGTCTCGACGATGGTCGAATGGCACTACGACGCCCACGATTACGTCGGGGACAACCCGGTGCGGTACGAAATGGAGGCGGGATTCATGCAGGACCTGCTCCTCGACGAGTTCCGCAAGTACGGCGAGAAGGTCGGCTACCAGATACCCATCGTCGGAGACACGCGCAAGAAGCCGGACAAATTCGCACGCATCGAAGCCTTGCAGCCCCTGTTCGAGCGCGGGGACATCATCTTCAACGAGCTGGAGCGAGATTCGCAGGGAATGCGGGTCCTCGTCGAGCAGCTCCTCTGCTTCGAGAAAGGCAGCAAAATTCACGACGACGCCCCGGATGCGCTGGAGGGGGCGATATGGAAACTGAGCAACTCCGTGCGTAAGACCAACAACCGCTATGCGGTGGGCCGTCGGGCCAGCCGCAGGTGGTAAAATCAATAGGACAATGTATCTGACACCGGAAGAACTGAAAAGCCACATGTACGCCCATATCGTCGAGGAGATCACCGAGGGCGACGAGCAGATCGTGCTGCAAGCCATCGAAGCCGCCGTCGAGGAGGTGCGCTCCTATCTGCGGCCGCGTTACGACACGGACCGGATTTTCGCGGCGGAGGGTTCCGAGCGCAATGCGCTCGTTCTGGAAAACACCAAGATCGTCACCGTGTGGAACCTTATCAAACTGTCGAACGTCGAAACCATATACGAGATATGGAAGGAGCGCTACGACCGTGTCATCAAATACCTGGAGGGCGTGGCCGCGGGGACGCGCACCCCGAGTCTGCCGTTGCTGACCGACGAGAAAGGCGAAGTCCGGATCAAGATGCGCTGCGGCTCCAACCCTAAATTCAGACACTCGTTCTAATGAAAAAGATCGGATATAAAACAAAGGCGGCAGCCGCTGCGGAGGCAGCCGCCAAGATGGAAAGAAAGCCCGCTCGCCGGAACGATGCGCGGATCATTCGCCGCGTCATCAGGCGGCAGGAATCCGTGACCCGCAAGGACATCGCCGACTGGAAGCGTGCCCGCCTGCAGGCGACGAGTACCTATGAACCGAAGCAGGTGTTGCTGCAACGGCTTTTCTCGGAGGTGATCGACGATGCGCTGATGACCTCGCAGGTGTCGGTTCTCCGCATCGGCAAAAGCCAGGGCGCGGAGTTCGAACTGAAGATGAACGGCCGCAAGGACGAGGCCGAGACGCAGAAGTTCAAGGATTCGGGCTTGTACGAGGACCTCGTCGAACTGATCGTCGAAGCGCAGTTTTTCAACCACTCGCTCATCGAGTTCGACTATGATCCGGCCGGAACGGTCGTGGCCGACCTCGTGCCGCGTGAGAACGTGTCGCCCGAAGTCGGGAAATTCTACCCCGACGCCGAAGGTTCGGAGACGGTGGATTATCGACTTCTGCCGGAGTTCGGCCGCTGGCTCGTTGAGATCTACCCGCGCAAATGCGACCTCGGGCTGCTCAACAAGGCCGTGCCGTATGTGTTGATCAAGAAGTTCGCCCTCTCCTGCTGGAGTGAGCTGTGCGAGATATTCGGCATACCTCCGCGCGTCATGAAGACGAACACCACTGACGACGAAATGCTGGAGCGGGCCGAAACGATGATGCGCGAGATCGGATCGGCGGCCTATTTCATCATCGACACGACGGAGGATTTCGAGTTCGCACAAGGTGTAGCCACGAATGGCGATGTCTATAAAAATCTCATTTCGACCTGCGACCAGCAGCTCTCGCTGCTTAACTTGGCGGCCGTGCTCGGTCAGGACACCGAGAACGGCAACCGTTCGAAGGAGGAGAGCAGCACCAAGCTCATGGAGGCCGTCGTGAAGGCCGACAAGCGGCTGATCGAGTCCTCTTTCAACCGGAAGATTCTCCCGGCATTGGCCGCCATCGGCTTCCTCAAACCGGGCCTGCGGCTGGAGATCACCAAGGAGGTGGACCTGGAGAAACTCTGGAAGATGACTTACGAGGCGTCCCAGAATTACGACGTCGATCCGGAGTGGATTCGGGACACGTTCGGAATCGCCGTAATCGGCAAGAAGCAGCAGGGACTCCTGCCGCCCGGCGCCGACGGGGAGCGGCAGGACGGGGAAGGTACGGAAGACGGTGCGGACGGACACGCTTTTTTCGCGGAGGCCCCGCAGGACGGGGCATCCGATGGAGAATCCCTCACGCCGCGGGACGAGGCGCTCGTCGGGCGCGTGGCGGCCGGGAAGTCTGACTACTGGGACGCCGAGCTGTTCGAATACATCGCCTCCGACCTTTTGAAGGCCGTTCGAACCGTATTCGCACACACCTCGGGAACGGTCGAGGCGGCCGTCGAATACGACGTGCCGGACGACGTATATACGGCGGCCCTCGAACAAAACCTGTTCCACTTCTCCGCGGCCAAGACGCTCGCCGAGGTGCAGGAGCTGAACCAGGCGTTCCGAGAAAGCAAGAGCTATAACGAGTTCAAAGCCCGGGCCGCGGAGATCACGCGCACGTTCAACGACCGATGGCAGCGCACGGAGTACCGCACGGCCGTGCAGGTCGCCGAGGCAGCGAGCAACTACCGACAGCTCCGGCGGCGGGCCGATATTTTCCCCTACTGGGTCTATCGTACCGCAGGCGACGGCCAGGTGCGACCGTCCCATGCCGCGCTGGACGGACTGACGCTCCCGGCGTCCGATCCGGCATGGCGGAAGATCTTCCCGCCGAACGACTGGAACTGCCGTTGCCGGGTGGAGGCGATCATGGCCGACGAGTTCGAAGGGGATTTCGGCGAGGAGCAGAAGAAGATGCAGGCGTTTCTGAAGAGCCCCGAATGGAAGCGGACGACGGCCCAGGGCTGGGGCGTGAACCGGGCCGAGACGGCCGAGATCTTCACGGCGAATCAAATGTACATCCGCAAGTTTCCCGACCGGGCGGCCTCGCTTCTCGGTAAACTCCATTGCCAGCATTACGGGCTGCCGTCGTTCGGGAAACGGCTGGCGGCCGCGACGCGGGAGTTCGTCCCGTTCTCGGGCGATCCCGCGGGATGGTTCGCCCAAAACGGCCGTTTTACGGACTTCTCCGGCAAAACGATAGAACTCCCCGAGCGGACGTTCGCAACGCATACGTCGGGCAAATACACCGCGGCGCGCGTGCCTTTGCTCGACGTGATCGCCGAGGTTCTGCGGCAGCCCGACGAGGTATGGCTGAACAATTACGACGGCAAGGCGTTCGACTGTCTGAACTACATCCGCTTTTACCGCGACAAGGCGATCAACGTCGTGTGCCGGATCGAGAACGGAAAGACGCTCGCCGTCCGGACGTGGTTCGAAATAGCCATCCGCCCGACGACCAGAAGCGGCGGGAAGATCGCACCGGAGAAAGACCCCCGGCTCAAGTATCGGCGCGGGCTGCTGGTGAAAAAGTAAGGGGAGCCTTTCAACGCTCCCCTGTGCTTCGCGGCCCGGTTCCTGGTAGTCGCCTGTGCTGTTTCAACGGGTTGAGGTCCCGGTGCTACCGATCCGCTTCGGATTGACGCGCCCCGCCGCCGTATCGTGCCCGGACTCGCCCGGCCCCCGTCATCCGCGAGGGTTGGCCGGGATGATTCATCCCCGGCGCTGCGCGCTTCGATGCAAATATAGTGAATTTTGAACAAACCGCAATGATACCGAAACAAATACTCGACAAGGCGCGGATCGACATGCAGGACGTCGCCGACATCGCTGCCATGACCGGAGTGTCTTATTTCAAAGGGGCCTTCCGGAAGAAGGGATTCGACGGCACGCCCTGGCCGCTGGCGAAGAAGGACAAGGCAGGAACGCGGCGGCGCGGGTCGCTCATGATCGACTCCGCCGCCCTGATGAACAGCATCCGCATCGCCCGCGCGACCCCGCAGGAGGTCGTATGGACGGCGGGCAACGCAAAAGTGCCCTATGCGGAGGTACACAATACGGGCGGACGGGCCGGGCGCGGCCGGGGTTTTCAAATGCCCAGGCGTCAGTACATGGGCGACGCCGAGGAGCTGCGGCAGAAGATCATCGCACGTCTCAAGGCATACATGCAGAGCCGGATCAAATGAAGAAGGGGGCCTCGCGGCTCCCTTCTTTCGTCGGATCATTTCATCTCCAGACGGATGGACGAGGGCGGCAGTTTGGCGCTTTGCCCCTCCTGCAC